CCGTTTGGCTACCGTAGTCCCGAGGCTATTCAGCGGGCAGAGGCGATCACGCCCGAGCAATGGCAATCGTTTATGAACAACGAGCCGGTACAGCCTGCAACCGAGCAGGCGAACCCATTCGACTATCAGCCTCCGCCGTTTGGCTACCGCACAGCGCGGCAGATTGCGGACGCCGAGGCGATCACGCCCGCGCAGTGGCAGTCTTTTATGGGCGAAAGCCCCGACCCCTTCGCGAAGACTGGCGGCGGAGGCGGCAGCGGCCAAGGCAAAGCCGTTGACGGCAGCGCAGAACCCGGCGAGCGCCCAAGGCATGCGTTCAAAAGTCGCGCCCCACAGTTTTTGCGGAGAATGGGGGCCGATGTGATCACCGGCTCTGGCGAGCGTATTGCCGACTACCTACTCCCGCTTGCGGTGCTTGGCGGGGTTGGTGCCGCAGGGTACGCCATGCTGCCGGGCACGCCCCAGCCTTCACCGGAGCAGGCCAGCGAACGAGAAGAGCGCCGCCGCATGGCGCGTCAGCGGGCCGAAGAAGCCGCTCAATCCATCTATATGCCGCCGCCCGGCCAGTAAGGAGTAGCACGTGCAACATATTGCCCGCTTCAACGACAGAACCAACACCAGTGTCGTGTTCACCGCAACGCAGGCATCGACGGGCGGATTCCAGTTCGCCATGCACAGCGGGGCAATGCTGCAAGTGACGGCCACCTCTACCGGGAGTCCGGTGGTACTCACGTTTGGCACGCGCCCCAACGCCGCATCCACGCAGTTCTTCACCGCTGCGGACAGCAGCAACAGTCCGGTCACGCTAACCGTGCAGGCAGACCGCTGCTATGCCGTGCCGGATGCGGTGTTCGCGGCGACGTATGTCACGGCGACTGCGGCGGCGGGTGCGACTGTCACGTGCAACGTCTATCTCAAGGGCTGACCCGATGCCAGAAGCGGTCAAGATTTCGCAACTGCCGGTGCTGTCTTCGGTACAGCCCGGCGACATCGTGCCGATTGTTGACGCTGGCATCACGCAGACCAGCCGCTGCACGGCCAGCCAGATCGCCGCGCTGGGTGGCGGCGCGCCCGGAGCGAACACGGTCAACTCGACGCACCTTCAGGACGGCGCTGTCACGGCGGCCAAGGTGCAGTTCACCGGCCCGGACAAACTCATCAGCCGCACGCTGGCCGGGGCGGGCATCGGGGCAGAGATTGTTTGCACCTCATACGCACGCGGGCTGCTTGCCACCGCCAACGGGCCTGATGCGCGTGCGTACCTCGATGCCCTCCAAACGCTGAACAACCCAGCGTTTACTGGTCAGGTGTTCGTGCCAGCGGGTTCCGCGAACATGCCGTCGTACACCTTCACGGGTGACACGAACACCGGCATGTTTTCGCCTGCCGCTGACAACATCGCGCTTGCAACCAACGGCGTGGCGCGGCTGACTATCAACTCCACTGGGGTGATTCAGGCCGAGTTGGCTGGCACCGACACGCTGTACAACGCCAAGTTTGTTCGTGCGTTCCTGCACCTCAACGGCACGGCCACGCCACCGGCTGCGCACACGGGCGGCAACTTTGGGTTTGCCTCCATTGCCCGCACTGTCGGCCAGCCCAACGGAAACTATGTCGTGACGTTTTCGACCGCCATGCCAGACACAAACTACGTGCCGTTTGTGTCGGCCAACGTCGGCGCGGCGGTGTTCACGGTGACCAGCAAAAACACAACCGACTTCACATTCCACCTGCGCGAATGGGACTTCAACGCTGGCAACCCCCGGTGGGTCTACACCGACTACAACAGCATCAATGTCGTGGTAATCCGGTAACCAAATGATTATTGCTTACACACAGGACGGGGCGCTTGCGCTCGTCAACCATCTCGCGGACTCCGGCATGAGCATTGAAGCGCTTGCCGACATCGTGGTGCCGGAAGGGCTTCAGCACTACATCATCGACCCCGCCGCACTGCCGGAGGACTCCACTTACAGCGCGGCGTGGGTGCTTGATCTCTCCAGCGGCTACCCCACCATCGTCGTGGACGAGGCAAAGAAGGCCGCCATCGACCGGCAGATCGCCTTGCGTGCGCTGGAGGAATGGTTCCAAGCGCAGATCGCCGCCGGGTTTACCACGGCGGATGGCTGGGTAATGGGGATGGAGCAGTCGGATGTGACGCTCCTCACCGGGAACTACGTTCTCGCCAAGGAGTCTGCCGCGATGGGCGGGCCGATCCCGCCAGTGGTGGACAAGGACGGCCTGCCGCATCCGTTCGATGACATCACCGACCTCACCATGCTGATGCTGGCCTACGGTCAGCACCGCGCGGAGATCAGCGCCGAGTACGCCACCCGCCGGGCGGAAATCGTAGGAGGCTGACCCATGCCGATGAGTCCTCGACTCCTGCGCCCGATTGCGATTGCTACTGCTGTAGCGTTACCGCTATCGACAAGCCTCTGGAAAGCCGAAACCCTTACACCCGTCTACCACTGGAGCATGTGAGTCATGGCCGCGCCGAACGTCAACAGCCCGACCAAGGTCGAGTTCAAGAGTACCCGCCTTGCCGCCACGACTTCCTCGCAGACCATCGTGTCATGCGGTGCGAGCAGCAACATGGCGATCCGCGTCGTGTCGCTGATCGCAGCGAACATCGACGGGACGAACGTCGCTGATGTGACCGTGACCACCACGGACGGCACGAACTCGCACGCTATCGTCAGCACGGTGGCTGTTCCCGCCGACGCCTCGCTCGTCATCGTGTCCCGCGAAAATCCGATTCATCTCCCCGAGGGCTGGGCACTCGCCGGTCTGGCGAGCGCGAGTGGAGACATTGTTTTCACCACCGCGCATGAGGAGATCACCTGAGATGCCATCCATCAACGACCCCTGCTGGCGTGACGCTTCCGGCGCGGCTGCGCTGGAACTGCCGTTTCGGGTGCAGTTGCCTGACGGCAGCACGCGGACTGATCCTACGCAGTGGAGCGCTGATCCCGACATTCTCGCCGCTACCGGCTGGTCACGATCCACGCTGACGCAGGCCGACCTCGACGCGCTGTTTCCGCCGCCGCCGGAGCCGTCGTGGCTGGAAGCGGGATATGAGACGCCGGAAGGCTGGCGGCTTGGTTGGCAGGCCAACGATGTGGCCCTGCTTACGGGGTTGTACGTGCTTGCTGCGCGGGCCAATCAGTTGGGGGTGACACAGCCCTGCGTGGTAACTGATATGGCGGGCGAGCGGCATACGCTGACGTTCGCAGCGTTTGAGGCGCTGATGCTGGGTTACGGTGCGGCAAGGGCGGCGGCGTCCGCTGACGGTGGCGCATGAAGCCCATTGCAGGCTACATCGGATTCAACCGCGAACCTCGCGGCTCGCCGGTCGCCAGTGGCGTGTGGGGGCTGCGCGATACACCCGTTATTCAAATACCATTCCTGTCAGACACGTTCGCCGGGTCTGCGGGCGTTCTACTGTCTTCTGTATCGCACTCTCCGCGATGGGGAGACTATGTGGTTGAAGACCTCCCCAGCAGTCTCGCTCGCTCCGGCTCATCGTCTGCTGTTCGCGGAACGAATGACGCCTACAACAACTCCGGCAGCGTCTTGCACACAGGCAGGACGAACTTTTATGCCCAATGCGTGGTGGGTGCGGTTGGGAGTTTTGCCGTGCTGGCGCGGACAACGGCTTATGACGAGTATCCGGGTAACTACCACATTGGGTATGGATTGCACGTAACCGCGACAAATAACGCATCCCTGTACCGCAATGCGCAGTACAGCAGCACTACGTTGACCAGTACATCGATTCCGACGATGCGGGTCGGCGACACGTTTGGCATCCGCGTGAACGGCTCCACGATCACCGGGTTTTACAACAACGCTCAAATCCTGTCCGTTGTCAACAGCGACTTTTCGCATGGCACCTACACCGGATTGCTCCTCGGCCCGGCGCCCGCAAGTGCTTCTCGGTTTGATGTTTTCGCTGTGTAGCAGGGGGTGACGAATGCGAGGACGCGCGGGATTTATCGGCCACTCTGTGTCTCCTGCCATGTTCGCGGGCGCGGGCGGCATGTGGAATATCCGCGAGGCCGAATCTTTGCGGCGCGATTCACGGTGGTCGCTAATCCGCCCCATTGTGTCGGACGCCTTTACCGCCAGCAATGGAACTGCGTTGTCTGCTCGCAGCCCTAATGTGCTACAGCCCGGCGCGTCTGGATGGCAGAACCAGTTTGGCACTGCCGCGATAACCGGGAATCAAGCCTGCTTCACTTCCTACTCTTACTACGGAGTGTTCGGTGCGCATAATACCGGACTCGCCACCGTCAATGCCAACACCGCCAACTGCGTAGTGCGCTCCCGTGTGAAGTGGGGCGACAACGGATACGGCTACGGGTTTGGCGGCCTTATCCTGCGCTATCAGGACAGCAACAACTTTCTCGTCGCCCTGTCTGATTATGCAGCAACCAACTGCGCAAAGTTTATAGTGGCGCAAGTGCAGAACGGGTCGGTATCGATTCTGGCTGATTCGACTACGCGCGGCTCGTGTCTAGGCGGTCGCACAGGCCAGACAGGTGAGATTTGCATCGCGATGAACGGCAGCGCCATTTACGCAGATTTCATAGCGAACATCAGTAACGCGGTTACGCACACATTCAACTTCTCTTCTAACGTCGGACTGTCGGCTACGCGGCATGGCATCTACACCATCGACATTCACGGCAATGCGCGATGGGATGATTTTTCCGTGCAGCCATTCCGGCTCCCGCCCCTGACCGTGCCGGGCGCGCCGACGATCACTAATGCGTACTACGACGCCGCGAATGACTGTACGTTTGTTGTCTACGCCTTTCCCGTTAACGATGGCGGCACGCGGATCACTGACTACAACTTTTTCTTCGACGGGACTCTCGTGTCACCGACTTCCAACGCACTCGAAACGGTCTTCGTGGGCCACGGGCTGGCGAGGATCGAGCAGGACTATCAAGGGGCAGCCGCAACTGTGTCCGCGACCAGCAGTTTTGGGCAAGGCCCGCAAAGCATCCCGTTCTCGGTTTCGTGATAACTGCCGGAAACCTGCACAACTACGGCCCGGCGCGGCCATAAGCACGTTGAGGTAACCACATGGCTGAACTTCTTTCCCGCCTTTTGTCCCGCCAGCGCAGGCGGAATCCGTTCTCGGATGTCATGGGGCCAAACCCCCTTGAATCGCAGGCCGCGATGGACGCGGCGCAAGGGGCCGATGTCTCCACGCCCGCCCCTGTATCGCGGCGCGGCCCGGCGGCGGATGCAGACGGCGAAGGCGGGATAATGCTTGCCAGCACAGGCGGCGGCGGCAGTCCGTTTCGCACCGCAGGCGGAAGCGGAGCGGCCGATAGCCCTGTGCAGGAAACTGGCGGGCCGATTCGCAACTTCTTCTCCGGCGGCCCGGCGCCAATGCAGCGCCCATCTTCTGGGCGTCGAATGGATTGCTCGTCAGGCCAGTGCCGCATGGTCGATGACGGCGGTTTCCCTGTCACCTCTACCGTGGTGGGTAGCCCCGTAATGCAGTCCAGTTCGCCAATGATGACCGGCAGCACTGTTGTTTCGGGTGCGCCCGTTTCCGGCGCGCCTGATCTCGATTTTTCAGACCAGACCGCCATGACGCAGCAGGCGTGGCAGCAGCAGCAGATGGGCCAGCACGGCGGTCGCGCGTTTTTTGAGCGGCAGCGCAACAACGCACTGATTGATGACATCAACGCGCAAAACAAGGTCAACGATGAGTTCAGTCGCAACCTATCCCTTAACGCCGCCGGGCAGGCTCGCCTCAAGTTAGACAAGGAAATGGAGCAGGCTGATGTCGAGATGGGCCTGACTCGCGCCATGACGGTTCACGCCGACGAAACCACCGCGACCGGATCGGAAGGGCGGCGCGTGGCTATGAAGCAGAAGTACTTGAGTCAGGGCGGCGACCCACAGACTCTCGCCATGTTTTTGGCGCGGCTGGACAGCAAAGCCCCGCTCTCTGTGGACAAGGACGGCAACCCGATCATGCCGCAGGGCGGCGCTGCCGTCACGGCCACAATCACTCCCCAGATGATGGCAAATGCAGAAGCCGAGGCGTATGGCACCGTCGCGGTACACGGCGTCATTTCGCACGCAATGGTGCTGCGCGATGCCAAGGGTCTGGCGGAGAACGTGGACTCCCGCCTAGTGCCGCGCCTGCCCAACGAACCCGACGATGTGTATGCCGATCGGAAGAAGCAGTCGCTCAAGTCTATGTATGACGAGACGCTGTATCGCGCCGCCGACACCATCATTTCGGGCCTCCAGCGCACCGACGCATGGAAGAAACAAGATTGGCTTGAAGTCCGCGCGAAAATGGACAGCAACGTCTACCGCCCGCTGGAGCGCTCGATGCGGCAACTGTACGCCACGCAGCGCCCGATGCCAGAAAACCTGTCGCCAGCCGATCGCGAAGCGTACTTGCTTGAAATCGACACCGTCGCGCGCGAGCGCGCCGAGAAGTTCTACGATTTCTTTTTGGAGGAGGCGGGTGACGCCTTCCACAACCCGGAGTACCGCAAGGACGATTCGTGGTGGAACAACCAGTGGCAACAAGTCAAGTCATTCTGGGGCGGCGACGAGGCGCCCGAGCAGTCCAAGCCCGTTGACAGCAATGACACACTCCCGCCGCACAAGTACAACCCGCTTGGCGGAATCCAGTACGAATAACGAGGCCACGCATGGCAGCGCTTATCCCCGCGCTTATCAAACTGTTTATGAGCCGCGCCCGTGGTGGTGGTGGCTCCGGCGGCGGCGGCGCAGGCGGAGGCGGCGCGCCCAAGAGCGACTATGACAAAGACAACGAGTATTGGAAGAAGCAGGGCATGAGCCTGTCCGACAGCGAGGACGCGCTTGCGGCGGCGATGAAAAACCGCAGCAAGCCCATGACTTGGGACGAAGCGCAGCAGAAGGCTAAAGCCGGAGGGCAATAGCCGTGTTTGGACTGCTTGGCGGATTGTTGGGCGGGGGCATTGCTCGCGGTCTTGGCCGTGGCCGAGGTGGTGGCGGCGGCGTGCTTGGCGGCCTGCTGCAACGCGGCAAGGGCGGCGGCCAGCAGGATCGCCCGCAGCAAGCGGAGCCGTCTAAAGACGCCCCCATGACTGCGGCCCCAGAGGAGCAAAGCGGCCAACAGCAAGCCGAGCAGCAGCCGCAGAAGCCTGTCCAGCCCCCAGCACAGCAGCCGGTGGCTACCGAGATGGCTACCGAGATTAAGGAGGCGCAGCCGAAGCAGCCGGAGACGCCGCTGACCGGCCTGCTGGATGACGCCCCCGGCGCTCCAGCGCCGCAAGACAAGCCGTCTGACAACCAGCCCCCGCCACCGCAGACGGTGGTGAACAAAACCGACACGCCCACCCCTGTTGCCCGCCCCGTCGAGGAGCAGTTCGGGGAAATCCCTGTCGCCCCGCAGCCCGACACGATCCGCAACCAGTTGCTCGATTCAGGAACAAACAAGCAGCCGTTCGACTATCAGGACGCCAACCCATCGCGTCAACCCAGCCTGTCTGGTCAGACCAAGAGCGCTGATCAGGGCTACCGCTATGTAGGCCCGTCTGGCGTGGATGGCGCGCTGCCCGCCCGGAGGTACGGGTAATGGCTCTTGGCCTCAAGCCACTAGGCGCGCCCTCTGACGCCCGCCGCCTGTATGGGCAGATGTTCGGCGTTAGCCCGAGTGGCGGCGCTGACTCTACGGCATCTGTCCCGTACATCGAAGACCCGGCACAAAAGCAGTCCGCGCTTTCGGCGTTAGGACGCGAGACGCTGAATGCCGTCGAAGTGCTGGGCAAAGTGCTGGACTACCCCGGCGCTATCGCTCGCGGCGTGCTGGCTGGCGATCCGACATCGGGCTTCTCTTGGGACTCTGACCGCCGCGTCAGCGGGCGGGAACTGCTGGAGTCCTATGGCCTGCTAAACAAGGACTCCAATCCGTGGCTCGCTACCGGGGCCGGGCTGGCTGCGGAAATCGCCACAGACCCGCTCGCTATTTTCAGCACCGCCCCGCTGAAGGTCGCTGGCAAGGCAGCACAGGCGGCTGGCGTCTTAGACAAGGCAAGTGACGCAGCCGTGCTTGCGCTAGGCGCTGGAGACTTTGCCGCCGGTGCAAAAGCCGCCAACGAGCAACTGCGCACCGGCAGAGCCGCCTACGAATGGCTGGGCAATCTCCTGCCAGCAGGCAAGGCGCTTACGCGCGAGAACGCCGCCTACCGCCCGCTTATTGGGCCGCGCACCGCAAGGTCGATGGTCACGCTGGATGACACGCTGAAGGCGATGCCCAAAGAAGACGCCGCGCAGGCGCTGATCAAGGTCAATCAGTTTCTTGAAAAGCGCGGCTTAAGTTATGACGATGTCAAGAACGACACTCTTGGCGGCGCCTTCGGCATGGGGTACTTCAACTTTGTTGACCCCGCCGTCGCGAATCCGCGCTGGGCGCGCGGCATGCTCGACACGATGGATCGCGTTGGGCAGGCGGCCCGGTGGTCGCCAGTTGCGCGCTTTGGCTCGCAACTCTTCGACAAGCGGGTCGGCGGGGATTTTGCGGCCATCGATCAAATCTCCAACATGAAGCGCTCCGCGCTGGAGTTGGCGGAGACGCGGGCAATGCGCGCGGCTGGTGCCGAAAACGCTCGACTCGTTAGCCGCGTCGTTCTGCCCCCCAATGCGCAGAAACTCCTTGGCACGGACACGCTTAACAGTCCGCAGGGGCGCGACTTTCTCACCCGCTTGTACGAAGGGGTACACACGCAGCGCGACATGCGGGTGATCAACGAGATTGGTCAGCCGATTCAGGATGTAATGAAGAACTGGGATAGCCTGCGCGCGATGACCTACTCCGAAGCGGGGAAACTTGGCATTCCGCGCGCTCGCCTGCAAGACCGCTTTGGCGCCCTATGGTCGCCCCGCGTAGCGCGCGAACTGTCTTTTGGTGAATACGGCCACGGATTGAGCCGCGCCTCCAACACCACGCGCATGCTGGAACACGAAGCGCGCTCGTGGGACTTAATGACGCCCGGCGCTACCGTTGACTTCCGCGAGATCAGCCAACTGCCAATCGTCAAGCAGTTCGTTGCCGAAGGCCGCCAGAGCAAGTTGTCGGTCGAGCAAGTCGGCGCGCACATCAAGAAGTACATCGACAACAAGTGGGGGCCGAATGCCCCCGACCCCCGAGTGCGCCCGTTTAAGGCCAAGGTTGCCGCCCGAGATAGCCAAGGCAAACTGATCCTTGAGCCTGTGCGTGACACTGAAGGCAATCAGGTATTAGGCAAGACCGGCAAGCCCTTGATGCAGCCCAAGGTGGCTCCGGGCGAGGTGATTTCGCAGGCACAGGCAGAGGGCATCGCGCGCACCGTTATGCGCCGCGACCCCAAGAAGACCCCGCTCGACATTCCGCTGTTCAGCGAGCATCCGGCGGTGTCGCAGGCTCGCGCTTTAGCAAGCACCGGCACTGCCCGCGCGCACGCACGGCACGTGTACGCCAGCATGGCAGAGGCCGCCATCTTTGTAAAAGACGGCATGAGCGCCAACGCCATTCCCGGCGTCAACTTTAAGCCGTTGCATCGCGCGCTGGACGAGATCGCGCTAAAGACCGGGATGGATACGTCGGCCAAAACCAACTCTGCCTCCCGTGTTGTGCAGGACAATCTGCGCCGCGCGATCGCAACGGCCACTGGAGAGGCGGATTGGCAGCGCATCGACCTGCGCAAGTACGCACTGCCGGAGGAGGTGTACAACCGCCTGACGCGGATGAACGATTTCTACAGTTCGCCCCGCGCGCAAGAAAACGTGATCTGGCTGTTCGATTCAATCAGCACTTTGTTTAAGGGATTTGCCCTCGCGTTCCCGTCCACCAAAGTGCGCGACATGTACAGCAACGCCTTCCTGCTCACGCTGGAGGCTGGCAACGTCCCAGATGTGTACTACGGCCTGAAGACGGCGAAGGCGATTGTAGGCGGTCGCATGGATGATGCGGCTGCGCTGCTCAAGGAACTGCCCGGCTACAACATCGCAGACGCCGACGCCATTCAGAAAAAACTTACCGAGGACGTTGCCCGCACTGGCGTGCTGGAATCGCTGGCTTCCAGCGATCTGGTGACTTCTAACCAGACCGGCATTATGAACCAACTTGTTCCCGGCAGCGCGCCGATGAGCAAGATGGACGCTCTGCGTGAACTGATCCCCGATGGCAGTCGGTCGCTGGGGCAGATGGTTGCCGATCAGTTTACGTTCCGTGGCCTCCGCATGCCGTGGCAAAAGGTAGCGGCAGACCAAACCCGGAACGCCACGCTCAATGCTTCGCAGAAGTTCAGCGACTACACCGATACCGTTGCGAGGTTGGGTGGCATGCTTGCCCTCATGCGGCAGGGCATCTCTGCTGATGTGGCGGCCAAGCGGATCACCTCTGCTCTTGTGGACTACGGTAGCCTGACTTCGTTTGAGCGCCAGACGATGCGCCGCATTTTCCCGTGGTGGGCCTACACTTCGCGCATTGGCAAGTACGTTGCCGGTCAAATCGCAAACAACCCCGGCGGCGGCTACGCGCAGACGATTCGTGGGCTATCCACGCTGCAAGCAAGCGACGAGGACACCTACGTACCGGAGGCGCTGCGGCAGCAGTTTGCTTTCCGCATTCCAGACGCCGTCAAGCCGTACCTTGGCATCCCCGGCGAAACTGACAAGACAACCTTCCTGACCGACATTGACATTCCGGGCATCGACACGCTGTCGCTGCTTGGCCTCGCACCGACCACCTACGGCACCGTCCAAAGCACGGCATACAATCTTGCCCAGCAGGCCAACCCGTTCATCAAGAGCGCGACAGAACTCGCAACGGGAATCGACACGTTCTCCCGGCGCCCGCTAGAGCAAGCCGTCACGCCCGCCGACCGCATCTACAAATCGCTTTATGAGCAGGCCACCGGCGCCCCTGCCCCCACCGGCCTCAACCCGCTCATCCGGCAGGCGATCAACGTGACGCCCGGCCCGTGGCAGCGGCTGATCAGCATCGGCGGCACGTTCGCTGATGACCGCATTCCGATGTCGCAGAGGTTTGCCAAGGCTGGGTTCAACACCATGATGGGCATGAAACTCCGCACCGTCGATCCGGCGTGGCAGTTGAACGATGCGCGCCGCAAACTCTCCGGTCGGCTGGGTTCGTTCATGCAGGACTACACCGAGTCCTACATCCCGAAGGAAAACATCCCGCAAGTCCCCGACGCGCTGATACCTGACTACGCCTTGTTCCGCACCCTTGGCCGCGACCTGCGCGAGGTACGAAAGGCACGGCAATGAGCGAACTCATCCGCAAACTGCGAAGCGCGCAGGAGTCATGGGGCGCTGGCGACGAACGAGCCTTTCGCAGTTGGTATGGCGCTTGGTCAAAGCGCGGCGACATCGACCCCAACCCCGATGCGCCGGAGCATCAATATGACTACCGCGCGGCCTACCTGATGGGGCACACCCCCGATGCAGACATGCACTGGCCCAGCATGCACAAGAAGGACGGGCACCCCAATCTGATCATTGACGGCTTGAACACCAAGACGGGAGTGCGGCAATGAGCGACATCATCCGGCTCGCCAAAGCGCTGTATGGCCCCCAGTACGGCAAACTGGCCGAGGACGCAGGCCGCGCAAAGGCGGAGTACGTGGCTGGTGGCGGCGACCCCAAAGATGTGTACAGCCCCGAGCGCGTAGCGGCCCTGTCTAACGGCGGGCCGTTGGCCTTGCTCCGGGCCGACGCTTCGCTACGCAACGACGGCAGCGTTGCTGCGCCCTATGTGCCAACGCCGCTGGCATTTGCCATGAATCTTATTGAGCCGCCCGCCATACCAGCCGTGCTGGACGCTAACAGGGCGGGCATCGAGACAGTGAGCAGCGGCGTGGATCGGATGACCGGCAAGGGGTTCGCGATTGGCCGCGATCCCAACGGTGGCATCGTGAAGGTGATGCGATGAGCGACATCATTCGCAAACTCCGCCAGATCGATGAGGAGCATGAGGCTCGCGCCACGCGGCGACAGATCGCCCGCACGATCCGGGCCGGGCAGCAGCCGCAGCCAGACGCCCCTCCGATCTACACGCCGCCCACGCGCCCGCTGGTGGGTAGCGGACTCAAACCCGTGTTCGTCCTCAACTGGCCGGTGCAACGATGACTGACCGCATTCGCTCGCTGAAGAAGGGTCTGTACGCCAACATCAACGCCAAGCGCAGGCGCATCGCCAATGGCAGTGGCGAGAAGATGCGTGATCCGGGCGACAAAGGCGCGCCCAGCAAGCAGGACTTCATCAACTCCGCCAAGACAGCCCAGAAATGAGCGACCTCATCCGCAACCTGAAGTGCAACAGCCCCAAGCGACAGACGCAGGGCGGCAAGAAGTTCGTTGTGCGCGCTTGCTCCGGTGGCGAGGAGCGAATCGTGCGCTTTGGGGACGCCTCGATGGGCCACTACAAGGAAGGCGGCGGCAAGGGCAAGGGGCACGGCGACGAGGGGCGGCGGTCGAACTTCAAGTCGCGGCACAACTGCGACCAGCACAAAGACAAACTGAAGGCTGGGTACTGGTCTTGTAACTGGAGTTGGTGAACATGACTCTTCCGATGTACGGACAACCAATGCGGCGCTACGTGACAGACATGGACATGCCCGGCATGCAGCCCGACATGCGCATGATCCAAGGTCTGCAAGATGCGCCGAAGTTTGACCCCAACGCACCGCAGAACTTTCCGCGCCGCGATGCGCAGCGCGTGCTTGAGCGTGAGTTGAAGAACATCAACACTCCCATGCCCGGAGGAATCGAGGGCCGCATCAGGCAACTCCAGAAGATGCGCGGCCAAGCGGAACCGCCGTGGGCACCGCCTCCGGGCCAAGGCCCGCGACAAGTGGCCCCGGCCCCCGGCGACATGCCGCAGCCGCAGCCGGTGCCACTGCGTTCAGTGCTGCGCCGCGACAACATGGAATGATGCTGTACCTCAACGACGCATCCACCGTGGTGGTCATCGGCCCTCCCGGTAGCGGCAAGAGTTACGTGGCCCATCTGCTTGCCGAACACAGCGGCCTGCCCGTTTACTGCACGGACAAGTTTCTGGGAGACGGGCACGTGGCCGCGCTATACGGCTTGATGCAAGCAGTTGGCGACGATGGCTGGATCGTGGAGGGGATGATTGGCTACCGCTTTTTGCGCAAGCGCAAGCAGTTGAAGTTGCCTGCTCCTGACATCGTGATCCAACTCAATGCCAGCGATGAGCAGATCGCACGGGCGTATGCAGCGCGAGGCAAGCCGTGCAACATCAAGGTGCTGCGGAACTTTTGCGCGGCTCACGAAAAGGTGATGAGCGACTACCTTCTGCTCGATGGCGAGGAACCCAAGATTTGGGTACACGCCAACAGTTACCACCTCTGTCACCTGATCGGCGGCGGCCCGTCTGGCACGGGGCAGAGCGAGGCATCCACGTAGTGACGCTGTACCAAAGTTGGTACGGAGTGCTGTAGGTAGCGCCACGATTCGCCCGGACTACGCATCTCGATGTAGGTCGCAGCAGCGCGGCGCAGGTACTTGCTGGAGCCGCGTATCTTTTGCCTGTCGAGAAACGCCCGGATCGACATCAAGGCGCGGCGCCGCGTCAGGAACCACGTGAACAGCGAGCCATCGGGTGATTCACTGATCAAGCGCTGCGCCCATTCCTGCCCATGCCCGGACAGTGGCCTGACCAACGCCTTGCCTGTCTTGTGTGCCGTGCTTGCGATGCACCCGTTGCGAAGGTTGCTGTCACGCAGTTCAAGCACATCGCTGAACCGCATTGCGGTGTCATACGCGATCACGATCCACCCCGGAAACCACTCGCATACCCTGCGGTTGGCATGCCCTCCGATGCGCGTCTGGTCTGCCTCTGCTCGCGTCAGCATCAGCCGCAGATCGGCCAGCGACCACGCCTCAACAGGTCTGGCAGCAGCCTTGATCCTCATCACCCGCATCGGCGGCGTCTCGGTCAGCCCTTCTTCAAATGCCCACTTCCATAACGTCAGGAGTTCTCGCCGCACATTTTGCCGGGTCACGGCTGACGTTGACAGGCTAGAGAGAAATCTGTTCACTACTGCTGGCTTGAGGTCGGCCACGGTGCCGACGCCAGCCGCCTCGGCTTGCCGCACGGTGCGGCGGAGGGATTCGCAATAGCGGTCGCTGCATTCGCGGCTACCGCAATACAGGCCAAGGAGTTCGGCCAACCGCATAATGCCAGTGGTACTCAACATGGGGGATTGTTTCCAAAAATGCACCCTCCCTGAGAACTGGCAAATCAAAAGGTTGGTCTAGCCCCCCAGATACGGAGGTTCAGACATGACGATTGTTCCGGCCACCGGCTTCATAAGCCGGGGGTCGCGAGTTCAAGTCTCGCCGCTGCTAGTAGACCCGTCCGTTTCGATTTGCCACACCCCAGCCGCGTCCTATCACGGCTGGCCGGAGGTGTCGTGCAGCAACCTGAAACTGCTGCGCGAATCACCGCTGGCATACTACTGGCGGCAAGTCGCCAAGGCCGCCCCGCCCCGGTCGAGTGATGCCCTCGACTACGGCTCGCTCCTTCATTCGTGGGGGGAGTTGGGGGAAAAGGAGTTCTGGCCCCGCGTCGAAGTCTGCCCGGACACTCTGGCAACTGCTGCCGGAGCGTTCTCCGCCAAGGCCGCCGATTGGAAGGCGAACCTTGATCCGGCGCGCATCCCGGTATGCCCGGCTGACTACAAAAAGTTGCGTGATCAGACACGGGCGTTGCTCGCCAACTCTGATGTCACCACGATCATCGAGCGGGCCATCGATGCGGAGTTCAACATCAAGTGGCAGTGGAACGGCCACGCCTGTCGTTGCCGCGTGGACGGCGCCACGCCCGACTACTTCTTCGATTGGAAGACAACGCGGGACGAGAACCCGGCACGTGAGTGGTGGCGCAGCGCGCTAAAGTTTGGCTACCACTTGCAGAGCGCGATGTATGAGTCGGCTGGCCTTGCCGCAGGCTGGCCTGCCCATCGCATGGTCTTCATCGTCACCTCGACGGTGTGGCCCTATGAGAGCGTTGTTGGCCCGCTGCCGCAGCGCGTGATCGACCACGGTCGCAGCGAGTGTCTGCGCCTGCTGGATGAGTTGCAGATGCGACTCGACTTGGACTGCTGGCATCGCCTCGATGCCCGTGGAGTGGAGGAGATTTATTTCCCGAGTTATGCCCTGAAAGGAGAGGTCTGATGCCAAGGATTGGAAACATCGCCGTGTCTGTTCTTCGCGAGGAGAGCAGCACCACGGGCGCTCTGGTGGAGGCGCTTTGCTCCGCCCATCCCGAGTTCCCTCCGGTGCCTCTCGATTCCAAGGGAAGCCGCGACGGTCACTCCTACCGCTACGCCTCGATCTCTGCGATCCGGCGTGCGGTGATGCCTGCTCTCGCCAAGCACGGCATCTGGATGAACCACCTGTATGGCGAGAACGAGGGCGGCGACTACGTCGTGACGATGCTCCGCCACAAGACGGGCGAGTACATCACCTCGACGCTTCGCATCCCGCACCTCGCTGATGTGCAGGAGCGGAAGGCGGCGATGACGTTGCTCTGTCGCACGGCCATCGAGGGGCTGCTGTCCATCTCCACCGAGGAGGACACCGACGCGCAGGGCGTGGCGGAACACTCCGGCGTGGACGAGGCAACCCAGAAGAAGTGGAAGACCAACATGGAAATCGCGGAGGCAGCAGTCGCGCTTGCCACCGATGACGCCACGTTGGCGCGGTACGTAAACGTGGCGAAGCAGCGTGTGCAGTCTGGGGCCATGCCCCCGGACGCAGTCGAGCGGATCGAGTCCCTGTGTCAGAAGCGAAGCACCCACCTGAAGGAGAAGACCAATGCTGGAAACGAAGGAACTGTTGGAGATCAAGGCGAGGATGCTGCTGGCGGCGGAGGCGGCGTGGAGGATCGCAAGCGAAGGCGGGCAGTGGGAACTGGAGCCTGACGCATACGAACTCGTCACGGCAGCGCTGTTGGCGCTGAAGAAAGACGCGCGTGCTGTGCTTGCTGAGTTGGACATCCTGCGTGGGATGACCCTTGGCTCGTTCGATTCGCTGCTGGGTTCGCTCGTTACCGGCAGTGTCACCGTGAAGGAGACTGAACATGGACGTTCAGGCGATGTGGATCGAGTGCAGCAGGAGGCGAGTGTCGGAGGTGGCGGCAGCGAACCAGATGACCACACAGCAACTGGTGGCGCTGTTCGACCAGACGGGGCTGACGGGCCGAAAGTTAAGCGATCCCGGCCCCGGAGAAATCGCCGCAGCAACCCAGCAGATCAGGAACGAGTGGAGTCCTGAACAGGAGCGTTCGCGATGGATCGCCGCCCGCCGCATGAGCGGATGGGTTTGACACGGAGGTTTTTCACGGAGGGCCGCAGCAGTGCAGGGCGCAATGGATTGGATGGATGAGGAGTGGACAACGAGGCTGTCGCCCACGACGGCCTACAAGCCACGCCCGTATCAGTCGGAAGCAGACCGCCGTGTGTTTGAGGTGCTTCAGTCAACTGACCGCACCGCTCTCTACATGGCGACCGGCTGCGGGAAAACCGAAACCGCCGCCTTGCTACTGCAAAGAGATTGGGGCCATGCCTGCGATCTCTTCATCACGCCCCGGAGGGAGTTGGTGCGTCAGTCTGCTGACCGCCTTCGCCTCCGGGGCGTGGAATGCGGCATCGAGATGGCGGAGCAGCGGGCCGATGGCGACGGCGTTGTCGTGGCCTGCTACGCCAGCCTGCAAAGCCGCAAGCGCTACCAGCGATTCTTGGGCACGGTTGGCCTGATCATCGTTGACGAGTCGCATCTGAACTACAGCCCGGCTGCGCTTCAGATGCTGGCGGAGTTCCGATCCTTCGGGGCGAGGGTGGTCGGCATGACCGCATCGCCGCCGACATCGAAGGAGCATTCGCTTGAGGAGCATTACGGCCAGCCCGCCTACGTGTATGACTACGCGCAGGCAGTGGCCGATGGCTACCTCGTCGGCTGCAAGATGCACCTTTGCGTCCTGCAAGACCTCGACCTCACCCGGTTCAAGGCTTCGTTCGGTGACTTCGACGCCGCTCGCCTCGACCGGCTGATGCGGCAGAAGAGCAACGTCGCCGGGGTGGCGGCGATGATCGAGCAGTACTGGGAGGGCCAGCCCAGCGTGGTGTTTGCGTCTTCGATCCAGCATGCGGAGGCCGTGCGTGATGACCTGATGAGCCGCAACATTGGCGCGTCGATTATCCACAGCAGGATGGAGCAGGAGGAGCAGCAACTGCACCTCTCGGACTTCATGTCCGGTCGGACGCAACTCATTATCAACGTGGGCATCCTGACACTGGGGTGGGATGCACCAAACGTCCGCAAACTTTTCATGGCCCGGCCTACCGCCAGTACCTGTCTCTACCTCCAGATGTTCGGGCGAGGCACGCGCACGCTGCCGGGAGTGATCGACGGCCTCTCAAGCGTGGAGGCCCGGCTGGCCGCTATCGCTGCCTCCGACAAGCCCTGCTTTGAGGTGTATGACATCACGGACAGCAGCCGCCACAACGATCTGAAGACGGCTCTGTCGATCCTCCGGCCATCGCTCGATGACCGGCTGATGAAGCGGGTGCGCAACCGCATCATGCGGAAGCCCGTCAATGCCGTGGAGATGGACGCGCTGATCGAGGAGGAGCGCCGCATCCTCGCCGCCCAGCAGGCGGAACTCGACCGGGCCGAGATGGCAAAGCGCAACCATATCAGGGTGGACGGCACGGTAACGGCGTATGAGCGGGACGCGATGGCCGACGCCGAGGGCCGCCCCGGCACGCGCCGCACCACCGACTACTGGTGGATGCCATACGGGCGATTCAAGGGCAGAGGCTTCAAGCAGATTCACCAGCAAGCGCCGTGGTATCTGCGCTCGATCCTGCCCCACGTGCGCGATGAGGGGCTGGCGAGGAACATCAGGAAGTTCCTCGCTGGCCGCTCTTGACACGCCAATACAACCGACCACGACGCCGCTGCTTCATTCACTCGTTCGGATGCAGCGGGATAGAAATCAAAAACCGGCGAGCCTAAACAAAGCCTGCCTACGCAGGAGCGGCTAGTCCGCGCAAGTCAGACCAAAGCAGCACGAAGTCCCGTAGCCCTACCGGGGGAGCGGGCAAGTTGAGGCTAGACCCTAATAAGGCTGTGGAGGTTCTCGGCACAGGATGCCAGAGGCAGGGGACTTCCCCCTACCTCAACTGAACCGGGTGCGCACTGAAAGGAGCGGGAGCGATGACAGAAGCGACGATGACGTTTGGCCGCCACCGTGGCGAGCCTGCCAACGAGGTGTCGATTGAGTACTTGCTGTGGGCCGCGTCGAGCATGCCCACGCCGCCACCATGCGTGGTCGAGGAACTGAAGCGGCGGGCCGAGAAGCACGGCAGCAGGGAGGCAGTGGACGCTGCTGCGGCTGTGTCATCGCTGACCTACCGGCAGGCCAAGACCAAGGGCAAGAAGAAGCGCAAGCAGTGGCGCCGATTCAAGGCCAATCGCCTCCGGGGGCGCTAGTGAAATACCCACTGCAATAGTCGCTATTGACAAGCCCGGACACTAGGCGTGTCACCCAACCCCAGAGGACATAAACATGCAAGCGATGATGGATTTCGGGCGCATTCGCATTACCGCCGAGGGCGATGCCAAGGAGGTGTTCGCGGAACTGGCGAGGGCCGCCGAGGTCTTCGGCCAGAGCAAGTGCGGTGCCTGCGGCAGCGAGGACACCACGCCCGTGGTGCGCGAGATCGAGGGCAACACGTACTACGAGATGAAGTGCAACTCCTGCGGCTGCTGCCTTGGCTACGGCCAGAGGCGGCAGGACGGCGCGCTGTTCCCCCGCCGCAAGAAGGACGATCAGTGGTTGCCCAAGCGCGGCTGGATCGATCCCCGGCAGAAGCAGGGCGCGGGCATCAATCACGCGAACGACGCCGACACCCCCTTCTGATGCTCAACATCCACGCCATGCCCGTGATCGAAATGCCCTGCTACATCGCAGAGCAGTGTCGCGGTCTGTGCAACGACGGCAGCGAGATGCAGGGACTATTCGACAGGGTAGCCCTGCTCTCGCTGCGTGAGCAGGACTACGCAGCACGCATCGCCTACTGCTGGTCGCGCGACGGTGACGATCTGGAGGTGATCGGCTGGGCGTCGATCAGCGAGTGGGCTGTCGGTGACGAAGTACGCATCCAAGCGCAGGGGTTCGTCCATGAGGACTATCGGCAGCGCGGCATCGCGCTCGCCTTGTGCATCGCCCTGACGCATGACCTTCCGAGGGAGTCGCTGCCGGTTGCAGTGTTCAGCCCGGAGTTCTTCCGCATCGCACAACGACTGAAATGGCAAGCCACGGAATACACGCTGGTGGACGATGGATGGATCGGAGTTGGCTCGACTGATGGGCGACACATCGGAACCGGGACTGACGAAGGCTGACTACATGCTGATGCACCAGCGGTGCGCAGTATGTCACTGGCCTGCGGAAAGGTGGGGCAGACATCTTGAGTTACATCACATCGTTGGCGGAGCAGGCAGGAAGGACTTGCCTTGCGGTAGCAACTGGCTGTGTCTGTGCGGGCGATGCCATTACGCGCTTCACTCTGCAAGGATGCCGGGCTATGGCGATCTCACGAAGGGCGCGATCCTTACGGCAAAGATCGAGGAAGACGGCCCCGTCGATGAACAGAAACTGGCGGCCCTCAAGCACCGAAGGTGCCTGCCCTACGATCAATGCTCGATACCCGAGGAATATCTAGCCGACCGACATCGGCGTGGAGGTGAACCGTGGCCTTGAATAGCCGTGCCAAAGGCAAGGTGGGAGAACTTAGTGCGGTGGCTGCTCTCGCAGAACTGTTCGGCTGGAGCGGGCGGCGCACCCAGCAGCGAACCGGCTGGAGCGACGGCAACTCGCCCGACATCGAGATCGACCAAACCCCAGACCTGTTCTGGGAGATCAAGCGAGTCGAGCGCTGCAACATTCCCCGTGCCCTGACGATTGCAGTGAAGCAGTGCGGTCGCCGCTGCCCAGTAATCATGCACCGCCCCAACCGCAGCCCAAATGGCTGGATGCTGACCATCCGCTTGACCGATCTTCCAAGGCTTTGCCATGCGTACACGACGGCAACTGACTCCGAGGCTGCGGCGGGTAGTCCGCTGGCTGCGGCGGCAGTACCCATTGCGGATGCCCGTCACAGTCCGGGTGGTTGACAACCAGCCCGATCTGCATGGCCTCGCCATCTGGGGTAACGGGCGCGGCCTGATCCGGCTGTCGCCAGACACGGACACGGTAATGGTGGAGTCGCTAGTCGAGGAGTGGAGCCATCTCGCTAGAGCCGAGTGCCCGATACCAATCGAAGACGATCACGACGCTTTGTTCTGGGCCATTTATGCGGCCATATCAATGAAGATGAGGGGAGAGACATGAGTGACACGCCGCTGCCGCCACCGGCAGAGCAACTGCTGCATACCGCTATCGAGGCGGTGACCGACCGGCGCTCTACCTACGGGCCGCCGGGCGCACACTTTGCCCGGACGGTCGGAGCGATCAACGCGATCTTCGGCCACAAACTGCGGGAGCCGCTGACCGTCAGCGATTGGGCGCAGATCATGGTGCTGGACAAACTGTCCCGGCATCAGGGCAGGCCCATCGATGACAACCCCGTTGACGTTGCGGGCTACGCAGCCTGCTGGTGGGAGTGCATGATTCGGGAAGGCGCATGAACCAGATGGACAACGTAGTAGAGGCTGGCCTTGAAGGGCTGGCGGCACAAGAAATCGCTGGCGCGTACAAGGCGCTGTGCGGCATGATGCTTGTCCAGACGGCCATCGCGTTTAAGCGCAAGCCGTGCAGGCGCAAGGACACGGCGAGGGAGAGGGTAGCGGCGAGAGAGTGGGTGACGAACGAGGGCGGAGTCCTGACGTTCGGGGAATGCTGCGAGGTGATGGGGATGGACAAGGAATGGACACGGCAAGCCTTGCATGGCCTTGCTGAAGCAGAGCAACTGCCCCCCATAAACCGTGTAGTGTTTGGAGTAAATCGCAATGCCTATCTCGCAGATGCCGATTGCCGTGGCGCAGGAAGCCACGGGCCTGAATGCCCAACTGGCCGCGTACCTTGAGGTCGCCCGGCAGAAAGCCGGGGATGGACTGACGGTAGCGGAACTCACGGAACTGGTGCTGGGCGCGATCCGCCTGTCCATCGCTGCCGTGGACACGCTGTCGGCCCCCGGTGCCGACAAGAAGGCCACCGTTGTGGAGATGGCCGCTGCGGTATTCGATCAGTTTGCCGACCTCGCCATCCCGCTGGCGTTGCGCCCGGTGTGGTGGCTGCTCAAGCCCGCCGTCCGATCCCTCGTCTGCTCCCTCGCGGCCGGTGCCGTCGAGGTTCTCCTGCCTTTGGTGAGGCAATCGAAATGAGTCTGGTATGGGTACTCGTCGCCGCCGCCGCCGTGCTGCTCCTGTGGCCCTCGACCAAGCCGCAGCCCCTGCACATCCCTCCGATCAGCCCGGTCGAGCCGCCGAAGCGGCGCGAGCCGTCCTACGTGGATGCGGTGGTCTGCCTCCAGACGGTGCGCACCCGGCTGGTGAACACCTCCAAACTGGAGGAGGCGCAGGGCAAGGCCATCGCAGCGTTGACTCTGGCACTTTCCGATGGGAGCGAGCAATGAGGGGCCGCCTTGCCGTCCTGCTGCTGGTTGCCGCTGTGATCGCATGGGCGCTCGCGTCAGCCCCGACGCCGCCTTCCCCTGCCCCGGCACCCCCGGCGGCCATCGACCTTGTGGGCGCATTTCAGGGGGCCACAGCAGCGGATGACGCCGCCACCCTTGCTGCGATGGCTGACGAGATAGCGGACATCATCGAGTGGGACGGCAGGCAGGAGTCGCCCATGCTCAAGACCGGGCGGATGCTTGATGAACTGCGCACCCAAACAAGGGAGTTCATGTGCAGGGGCGAGTCGCTTGGCGAGAAGCACCCGGCTGCACGCACGGCCATTGGCGCGTACTTGGATGAGCAACTAGGGAACGGCGGGGGCGAGGTGACTCCAGAGCAGCGGGCCAAGTGGG